GTATTACTTCCACGAAAAGATGCTGAAGCCATGGGCATCACGGCAGAACACATTGGACAAGAAGCTGAGATAATCAGTGCCAGTAAAGTAATAGCAGATGGAACCGTGGCACGTGTTCTTCGTAATATAGTTTTTGCTGGATGTGGAATTGTTAAAAACCCAGCTAATCCAGAATCTATATTTCTGGAAGCTGCAGATTTAAAAGAACAAGAAGGCGAAACCGTAAACCTTATTAATATTGAAGATATGGAGGAAGACGAGCTGGTGGTAGAAATTAGAGAAGAAGAAGTGGCCGAAGAAGAAGAATCTCAACAAACTTATCCAGATGTGACCCATGAGGGCCCAGGTGGAGATTCATATGATACACACGGCCAATGTAAACATTTTGGTCGTTTTGAAGAAGACGGTCATCCTGCAGAATGGTGTAAAGTATATGACACAAAATGCACTTCTTCATTGAGAGAGCAGACAGATCCGGATTGTTTATATTACAAGGAGTATAGAGCTGAAGCGGAAGCAATGATCGACGAGATCTTGAAGACGCGCGCCGCCAACGGCGATAAGCTAGAAACACTCAAACAGGAATTAATGGAACTAATCGATAAGGCTGCTCACCATTATGGAAAACCTATGAAGAAGAGTAAGAAGAAAAGTAAGAAGAAAAGCAAAAAGTCAAAGAAAAAATAAAGGGCTGTTAAAATGAAAAATTTAGAAGTATTGATCGAGGAATTAGAAACCGTTATAGCTGATGCGAAGCTCGCTATGGCTTCCACAGAAGAAGATCTTATTGAGCTATTTCCCGATGATCTCGAACAGGCAGCTAAATGGACGAGAGCTTACATTAACAGCTTGCCCGATAGTGCGTTTATCTATATTGAGCCTGGCTATAAAGAAGGTCAAGATAAGAGAGCAAGACATCTGCCTTATAAAGACGATAAGGGTAAAATAGATGCTCCGCACTTGAGGAACGCATTGGCTAGATGCAATCAGATTAAACCGCGACTTGGCAAGGTGGAGGCCGAAACCATGCGGAACGCCGCGTGCAAAAAAGCAAACTCACTTGCTAAGAAGCATTTAAAAACCAGAAAGACTAGGAAATAAAAAAGCCATCCGCCCTTTAACGAGGGCCCGGCTATACTAATTAAGGAGGAATAGTCCTATGGCTAGAGACACCTATAATCCAGGAACTCACGTACCAAAAGTGGTACGTTGTAACGCTGGACGTGACGAAGCAGCCGTATATAAGAACCTTGGTAACAGCCAGAGAATTAAATTCTTGTGGGCTGATACCGTTACTTTGGTAAGTGGTACTTATGAAGCTGTTTCTTCCGGTACCTTTGGTGCTGGAAAATCTACTAGCGGTCGCGATAGCTACCACCCAGGCGGTGGATACTATGGCAAAACCCTAGAAGATCTGTACGTTTTTGCTACTCCGATGGCAGCCGTTTCAGGAACCATCTGGGTAAGCATCGACACCTCAGCTGACACAGTCACCGTAAACAGCACGGCAGCTCCAGCTGACGACGGTGTTGAAGTTGCATTATTGTATTTCACTACTTAATCAAAATTTTTGATTAGTGGCGACGGACAAGGTAAGATGTTTTACTGGTTGGTCTAAACAATTTAAATGAGGAGGGCTTTATTAATGAGCCAAGTTGATCGTGAAATGATTCGTGAACTCATTGAAGAAATTCTCTCAGCAAAAGAAGACGCAGAACTCCAAGAGTCTGTGGAAGAATTGCTGGAAAAAGCTAAGGCTACTATCACAGAATTGTCTGATTCTTTAGAGGCGAAAGATGAAGATATCAAAGCGATGGAAGCTACGCTTAATGAGACAGCAGAAAACTATGAGACCGCGAAATCCGAGTTGGAAACTAAACAGTCCGAACTCGAAGATCTTCAGGCTAAGCTCGAAGAAGCTCAAAATACTCTAGCTGAAATCGAAAAAGATCGTGTCGCTAACGAGCGTATGGAACAGTTGGAAGAAGCGAAAGTAGCCAGAACTGGCGAAGAGCGCGACCTTCAATTTACCAAAGTTCGTGAGATGAACGATGAAGATTTCGAAGAATATGCAGCGGAGTTGGTTTCTCTAAGAGCTTCATTGCTCGAAGAAATGAAAGCGGCTCAAGAAGAAGAAACCGAAGTAGCCGAAGAGGAACCCGAGGCTGAGGAAGAAGTGGCCGAAGAGGAACCTGAAGAAGAGGTTGCTGAGGAAGAAGAGGTGGAAACACCTGCTGCTGATATCGATGAGGAAGAAGCTGCAGCTGCAGCTTTGAATATGGAAGTAAATTTGAACGAAGAAGCCAAGAAAAGATGGCTAGCCTTCTCGAAGGCCTTCGCTCAGACCCTCACCGGAAATCCCGATGAGGAAGAAGACTAAAAAGTCTTTAAATTTGTAAGGAGGAAATAGAATATGTTTATTCCGAGACAACCAGTAGTAGATAATCAATTCTGCGAATATGTTGAAACCAGTACTACTGGCGGCGTCGGTGGCGCAGTTGCTTACGCTGGTGCTGCTGTTTATTTGGCAGCTACTACAAATTACGCCACTGAAGCCCAGGTAAAGGTTTTCGCTACAGGTGCTCCAAGTTCTGCTAAACCAGTATTTGGATTCCTTATGCAGAAGGTTAAAACTGGATATCACGAGGTACATCCCGCAGGATATATCTTGAAGCAAGATTTTGGCTCCTCAGACGCTATTGCGCAGCCAAAATACGATTCTAATGGAGATCTTTCTGGAACCCAGAAAGTTCCTGTCGGTGTGGCTCATGATGGTGGTATTTGGGATACTACCCACTATACCTCTTACGATGGTTCAAGCACTGTGACCTTAGATGCAAGTCACTCTGCTATTAACTCTGGTGACGCATTATACGTAACCGCTAACGCAGCCGGTCGAGTAACCAACCAAACCGGCGCGGCGAGTGGTTATGCGATGCATACTGCAGCTCTCGCTCCTGGATATGAAACTCATACTCCAGCAGCAGCAGTGCAGTTGGCGCCAGTCGCCCTCGTAATTAAGGGAGTAAGTGCTGCAAAGGCTAACTCCAACCATAATGGCCAGACTTTATATCCAATTCGCGTAAAGCTTTTGGTATAAGTTTGATATACGAAGATTTTTAACAGGCTGACAAAAAATTAGGCCGATGAAAAAATATAGGAGGAAAAAACATGGATCGTAACGAAATGCAGAAATTGTTCATGGAGACTGCTAACATCGACACCCCTGAAGGCGCAGAAGCTTTTAAAGAGTTCGCCCAGGCGATTACTACTCCTATTCTGCAGAAACTAGAACTGGAATCCATCATGCGTCAGCTTTTTAACGTAGAGAGACTGGCACCTGGTGCACAGGCTGTTTACCCAATCGCTGATGATTTTGAAATTCCTGTATGGGTTCTTCCAGGATTAGGTTACTTGGCACAGAACTTCATCGAAGGTGTTGGTGAAGAAGTAGTCGTACCGATTTTCTCAATCAACGCTTCCGCAGATTGGAAGCTTTCCTATGCGAGAGAGGGTCGTGTGGACATCGCTGCTCGCGCAGCAGCCAGAGTAGCTAAAGACCTGGCTAATTACGAAGAGGAATGTGGTTGGAAGGTTATCGTACCTGCCGCCACTTCCGCTTTTGCAGGAAAGGGCCTTCTTGGTCCTCGTAGTGCTCCTATTTTTGAAGTTCCTGCCGCATCAGTCGGCGCTGGATTCCTTTCCAAGGAACTCATTAATAAAATGATGATTGGTTTCAAAAGATTGGGCCGTAAACTTACCCATCTTTACATCTCTCCAGAAGATGCCGCTGACATTCGTGAGTGGACTGACACCGATATCGATCCCGTAACCAGACGCGAGATTTTCCAAGCTGCTGGTATGGGAAGTATTTGGGGCGTGCAGTTAGTCGAAGTTCAGCACCTCGGAGCGACCGGTCTTTATAACTTGAATGGATCGACTTCTGGTTATGGTAAGTTCTTGTTGGATAGCAGTGACACTTATAATAGCTACACCGCAACCAACCCGAACGTAACCGACGCTAATGGCGAGGTTTCAACTCTTGGTGAGACTCAGGTATATGGTTTCGACCTTATGACTGATAATACTCTCGTAATGCCTATTAAACAGGAATACGAGGCTCACGAAGATCCAACTCTCCACAGACACCAGAAAGCCGGTTTCTATGGATGGGCTGAGCTAGGATTTGCTTGCCTCGATAGCCGTATGTTGGCAATGGGCGTAATCGATCGCTCACTATAATATTTAATGGACGGGAAAGGGGAGGTGAGGACTTGATTTACCTCCCCCCACCCCAACCTTTTGGATAAAAA